TAATAGCAAACTTGATATCTAAATCCTTAAAGCCCATCGACATCTTTATGCAGGACATAAAAAACGGTTCAGTTACTTGTTGATCATAACAAGGAACACCGATCATAGGATACCAAGAATTTACTTGATCATGACTAATTTCAATTTGCTGTTCTACTTTGTTTAGCACACCGAAATTATAGCAAAAAAAAACCCCGACCCTTGCGGGCCGGGGAAAAAACTTTAAAGTTTTTATTAACTAAATCAGGAAGTCTTAGCGGTGCGCTTAGTCGAAGCCTTAGCATCCGAAGCAGAAACACCAACCTCATCGTCAGTGTTACCAATTTCGGCAAGCGAAGTGCCATGAGTAGCCTTAAAGTACAACTTGTTCTCATCCTTATCAAAACGAATGGTCACCTTGTAACCGTACTTCTTAGCCTGCGCACGAATACGCTGTTGCATTGAGTTATAGGCATTGCCTGAATCAACTCCATCAATGCAGAAACGCTCGCCATTTGTTGCTGAGTTATGAAGAGCATCAACAATCTGCTGAAGTTCTTCAGAAACTCTACCCTGACGAGTAATCTCTGGGAAATAGTCTACCTTTGAAATGCTGAACATTATTGCTCCTATAGGTTGCTCACCATTTAGGTGAGGTTTTACGAATGAATCGGTTGACTCATCCGATGCGACCACGCTACAGGACGGATAGCCTCACTCAATGCACCTGCAATAAGATTTCAGAAAATTTTTTTAACGGAGCACCCAATCAGTCACAGATCAGTCTTCGTCGTTTTCTTCTGAATCTTCGCTCAATTCCTGCAACGAAGCGACCAGTCTATTAATGACGGCTTTCTGCGCCATTAGTTCCAGCCGCAACTGCCCATTTTCCTGACTCAATGCCTCCAGCAAATCGTTAGGTTGAACCCGAAGCAGTTCCTGAATATCTACAGATTCTCTAGCCATAATGATTCCTCTTTCTTGTTATTAATATCTTCAAATTGATTAGTGATCCGACTCAATTCTTGAACTTTACCAAAATCTGGCATGTCCTCATCATCGAAATCGAAATCACTTCTAGGATACATCACTTCAACATCAATTTCAGCGTCAATCCCAATATTTTTTATACACCCGGCAACTGCACCAGCCAATGCATCTGCCAAGTCCTTAGAGCCAGTCGAAGGGTGATCAATCTTATTGTTACCAAACAATTTTAATTTCAATAACTCTTCTTCAACAAGCAACTCATTCCAATACCCACGAATACGAGTATCATAAATAGCAGTCAAAAGCGTATCGTAATCAGATTTCTTTACGCTGTGAAAATCGGCATTAATCCCTTGTGCTCTCAACGACTGAATCATCTCAACAGACTGCCAGCGGTCAAACGTAACCAAACCAACCTGAAACTTACGACACAAATCAACAATCATTTGTCTGACGGCAGCGAAGTTAATTTCATTACCAACACTTGCCTCCCAAGAGTAAATTAAATCCATATTAACAACAGGGAGAGTTTCCGGCCCCATAGAAGTTTGAATTTCTTTAAATCCACCACTAGAAACCATACACAAAGCCGCACGGTCACGCTTTAAAGCAAGGTCAACATGAATAAATCTTGTCTTACCATCACTACCATTAAACCAAGGCTTAAATGTACCGTCATCCTCATTTACAGGGTCATCAGAATAATGGAACGCTTTTCTAACTAGATCAGGATCTCTAAAGTAGGCATCAATCATGTTAGGAGGTTCACATTCAAACCTCATCTTAGCCTCAATAGGATTACGAATATATTCCGACTCCAATTGATGACGTTCAATAGTTGGATTAACCTCCCAAGTAGCAGCCTTGACAGTCCAAGTCTTAGGTTCACTTTTTTCATTTGCATCGTTAAATCTTGTTTCAATAAAGTCACCTTTGTATCTAGGGAATGACAAAAGAACAACTTTACCCACATCTGGAAAACGAGACATAACAGACAACTTGCTCATATTGTAAATAGCAGAAGCCGAACCTTTAGACCTAATCTCACCTTTAAGTTCAGCATCAGTCTTAAACGCTGCGATTTCGTCAAGGATTACAGTCATAACTTCATAACCCTCCCAACCTTCACTTTCAGAGTGACCAGAGAAACACCTAACAGGTCTAGAGAAGAAAAAGATTTCAGAAACTCTAGGCTCAAATCCCACTTCATTAAAGAACGGCGACGATAGCAATAAGTTCTTCAAAGGCTCAAAGAATACTCGCTGAGCCTGCTGAGCGTTAACAGCAAGGTTCAACAAGTCGATATAAACGCCATTAGCCTTACCGTAATAATTTAGCGGATCTCTTAAACAATGCATCAAGTACGCAGTATACGCAATTGAGATTCTGGCACAGTGATCCTTACCACTACCCTTCCCAAGCATACAAATAACTTCATTGTCAGTGTACTTGTTATAGTAAGCCTCACCCTCTTCTTCACCCATCAACTTTTGCAACGTAGTTTTTTTAAAGATTTGTGTGGAATGGCGCACAATTTCTAACTGAATCGGGGATAATGGGGGAAGTGAAAGATATTTCCGATCCTGAACAAAAGTCTGAATATCGACCGGTTCGACTTCAAGTTCTTCTTGACGCAATAGTCGATCAAAATCTTTAAATTCTAAGTTAACACCTAAATAGTCTGACATCAGATTACAACCTTTATTTGCACCATTTTAGGTGCCCAATTTTTAGGGTTCTTGCTCAACTACTTCTCCATCAAAAACTGTTCGATCTGGGTACTCATCTTGTTGACCCATAATTTCAAAAGCAATTGACAATTCCCTTCTAACTTCTTCAGCAATCTCTGGGAAACGAGAAATAACATCTCTCAAGATTCTTGAAAGAATCTGATTAACATTCTCGGCCTTTTGCATTCTTTGAATGTATTCAGCATCAGCATTATTGCTACCGCTTAACAGTTTGTGAAGTTGAGCCTTCTTTGTAGCAACGTCACTAGCAAGTTTCAGAGCCTGAATTCTCTGAGCAACCATTCCATGATCAGTTGCTATAGAAACAGTTTCCCAAGCCTCCTTGCTGATCTCATCAAACTCGTCAAGAGCCTTCAAAGTGTTGTATTGAAGTTTCTCTAAAAAGTATGGGTCATTCTCTGCTTGCTCATTAACAAGATCTTTATACTGCTCAATGTAAAGTTTAACCTTATTTACATTGATAGAAAGAAGAGATGCAATCTCATGGTTCTTATAACCTTTGACATGAAGAATTCCAGCCTCTTGGACATCCCTCATTTCATCCATAACAGTCTTAGGTTTAACTGGTTCTAAATCTGACATAGGCGATCTTTATACTCTTGAACAACCGAATTCCAAGAATATTCCTTATGAATAATTGTAGCACCTTTTAAAGTGTGCTGCTTAACTTCTTCATAATTATTCACAACGTAATGCATCTTATCAACAAAATCATCCATACTAGGCTTAGCCCACTTACCACCCAAATATATACCACTCGTACCTTCAGAAGACCACTCATAATCTAAAGGAACCGAAAGGTGAGCATACTCTGTGCAAGAAGTAGCATTAGTACAAATAGTTGGAGTTCCACAAGCAATCGCATCAAACGGAATCATTCCCCAACCTTCACCCATAGTCGGGTAAAGTAAACAATGAGCAGAACGATAAAGATCAGCCAACTCGTCCTCAGAAATCTCGTAATCAATAACATGAATCCGATCATGATTCGCAATCGCCCCGTGATTCATCCCAGAATCCCGTATACGAGCGTCTGGAGGCCCCAGAGACTTCACAACAAGCAGATAGTCCTTCAGATGCCCATACGTCCTCATAAAAGCGTCTACGGCCATCTGAGTGTTCTTACGACTTGACGGGCTACCGACATGAAGAAACGTAAAAGGACCATCAGGAACACTATCAGAACTATAGAAGATATCAGACTCTATACCCAACCTAAAACCATGAACATTTTCATGACCCGTGTTTTCTTTAAAAACACCCTCAGCCCACTTAGAAGTCGTCCATATCTCATCACAATCATTTAGAGGCTTTCTCCACCAAGAAGGCAAAGTATCAGTCTCCCAATAACTAAAACCAATATTATAGCAATCGCCTAACTTAAAATCATTGGGCAAACAATTATTTACAAGAATATCTTCACCACAAGCAGGAACATCAGGGATAAACTGCAAACCTTCACTCATAGAAACAAAAACACTACTAACAGACTCCCCAGAACCAAGAAAATCCTCCGGCTCAAGAACTGGTAGACCAGCGCCCCTGAGACCGGAGGATATCCTGTATGATGCATAACCGTAACCGTCAGCCTTGCTCTTCGACAACGCTCTCCAGTACAAGTTCCTCATCATCTTCAACTACCCTATATAAAGTATAGTCGCCTACATCAGAAACCTTTTGAAGAGTTTCCTCAATACGCTTAATTTCCACATTCACCCCCCTTCAAAAAAAGTTGGATCAAAAGTTCAGCAAAGGAATCTTAGCCGATATTCTCTCCGTTTTCAGGAGTTTGGAAAGTTTTCTCTAAATTATTTCTCTATCAAATACTAACTTTTTACCAATAGAGACAGCCTGCTCATTAAGGTAATCATACCCGTGACCATGCTCTTTAACGTAATGGACTCTGTAATTGAACCATCCATCCACAGCCTTCCAAAACTTTTCATCCGTCATCCGCTCCAGTTCCTTCAATTCGTCATCATTCAAAAGAAAAGAAAGAACACCCAAAGGCATATACACAACCATGTCATACCCTGAGTCTTTACTTTCTGTGTACTCCTTCAGTAAATCCTGAAATGACTGGACAATCTTCTTAACAGCAGGACCAGAATAATAATCAATATTGCCATGAGCATTCCTAATCCTCGGACAATAATCATCGACCGTCGTAATCGTCCCAAAAGTACGACAAATCATAGGTCTAAAACCATAGACTGTACAGCCATCTTTAAAGAATACACACTTACGCTTTGTCTCACCACCAACCTGCCATGTCTCATCAAACATGGCCTCTCTCAAAGAAGCAACAACACCATCCATCCACATATCAGCAAACTCACGACCTTGATCTTCAAGATACAAATAATATTGCTGCCTTAACTTAAAAGCAATATTTGCACACTCGGCCATATGGATGGTTAAACCAATAGTGCAACATTGACCAGACCCAAGACACTTATACTCAGTCTCATTCTGTTGAGCCTCCAGCATCCTAACCTGATTATAAATCATATCCAACTTAGCAAAAGTTGTTATATCCTTAGTAGTGACAGACTTCCTCACCTACCCATGCCTTTCTTCTTAATTTGATTCATCTTACGCATCTCACGACGCTTTCTTTCAACTTGCTCTTGCATGGGAGACTTAGGACGACGCATACTTGTCTTACCCAAACTACGACCCTTACCACGATACTTTAACAAGTCATGACGAGCAACCCAGTTGTAAACAGCCTGAGGGGTGACTTCGATATTGTAAGAGTCTTTCAACTTTTTACAGATATCGGTAAGATTCATCCGGCGTTTGACATACATGTCGTACAACCATTGCTTATCTTTGTAAGGCTCCATTGCCATATTCAATATAATACCATAGCGCAATACCGATTGCGTCGTTTATATCTTCATCTTCGGTAGCCCCACCACAAAAATCGTCAATAATTCTTCTCACACGATCTTTGCGTTCCTGAGTCAACCGTTTCTGTAAACCCTTAGAACCGAACTGTTGTTCGATTTTAGCCTTGTCTTCTTTTGAAACATTCTTATATCCAATTTTATTTTTCCAGATAAGAGGGTTGATATCAACAACGCTATCACAATACTCATCCAATACACCCCAACTATAACCAATAATGTAAGAAATGATCCGACTAGATTGAAAGTTCTGAATATAGACGGACTGCTCAATGGCCGCATGTCTAAATGAGTAGTCCTCCCAAACATTGTAAAGACCTCTTCTAATCACAGACAACTTATTAGAAATTTCTTTCTTATCCCTAAAATCAATTTTCCCAGTGTCAACAATGTTAAACGTACTGCCATCAATATCAAACACACACCATGCAAGCGAATGGGACGAAGGATCAATAGCAATCACCCTTTTAGATTTTACAGAATTTAAAAGTTTACCTAAACTCATCTCTCAGCCCCTGTTCATCCCAGCCCCAAGAGACAAGTCTTGCTATGTATCTTTCTCTTTTACATCTTTCGCAAATATCTTCTTTATTGTAAGAAGAAAGAATTGTGTCACACTTGTTTGTTTCACAAACCCTTTTTCTGTTCTTCTTGTCTTTGTTCTTGTAGTAGTTATCAAGCAGTCTTTTGTTTGTGACAACTCTCCTGCAATCCGAGGAACAAAAGATCGCGTTATACGTTTTGGGTGTGAAGACTTTTTTGCACTCCTCATTCTTACAAGGAATGGGATCAAAATGGTTCGTACTCCTGCTCAATCTCTTTCTCCGACCAGCACAAATCAGCAAGGTCACACCTTGCACAGTGCTTCGAAGTACGCTTATAAGGGCGATCAGGCTTTACACCATCTTCAACAGCCTTATATATTTTTCTATACTTCTTAAACAGTTTATCAAGAAAAACGTCGTCACGTTCGATATAGATAGGTAAAATTTGTTGATTATTTTTGTT